CCTGATTCTATCCATATTTTCAATGTGACTGTACCCAAATCTGTCAATTAAACCATATATTAAGGCTTTAATTCCGTGATTATACTTATCTTCGGGCTGATTGCCAACTATGTTTCCGTCTCTATCTGTTTTCCATTTGTATACTCTGGTCTGTCCGTCAAACGGGTTTGGGGCAACTCCAAATTCTGATAATACCCCTTTACATTTAGGGTTAATTACCATCTTTGGTCTGTGATGTTTGGGGTCTACTTTAAGCATAGACTTTAATCTTTCAGTCCCGTCATTTATTTTTACCTTTTGTGATGCCATATATAGTCCGGCTTTATCAAGCCACACTTCTGCCGGTGCACTCATTGCCTGATGCTGATAACCAGCTACATCAATAACTCCAAACTTAACATCTCTCCACCATGGTTTATCCATAGCCAGATCTATTATTTCTTCTGTTATAAGAGTTTTTTCATATATTTCATCAACCACGCAAATTTGTTCGTCAAGTATCTGGACAACCTCAACTGCGTATCCTCCGGCATAGCCGGGATCAATCCACAAATGAACAGGCTCATCCGGTACATATTCGATTTCTCTAACATGGTAATCTGCTCTAAACTCATGGAATACGAGTCCCCGTGGAGGACTAGGGATTCCCATAATTCTTTCTTTGAAGAAATCGTCTGATGAGTCTTTTTGTAATCTTTCGATTTCCGGGTCATCTTCTCCTCCGGGATATAAATGATAATTGCTGAATGATGGAAGTGAATATGCTTTTTCCACATCACTGCCATGCTGCCATGCTAAAAATAGCTGTGGATACCATCCAAGTGATCCTTCAAAAGTTCCGCCTAAGAACATCCATGCTTTTTTTGGGGCACATCTGGCTCTTAATCTGTAAAATGTTTCCATATCAAGCTGAGAAGCCTCGCAACCTATTATCCCATTGGGTGCTCTCATAGCTAAAGTTCTTGGGTCTTTGGCTGATTTGGTTTCTATTACTGTGCCATCTGCAAGTTCAATCCGCCCCGGGTCTACTCTTTTAGATGCTTTTTTTAATATTCCAAGTGTGGCAAAATCCTGAACAAGGTATTCAAACTCTGCTCTTGTCCTTTCATAGTCTGCTGCCACAAGCCAGAATAACCCGGGGCCTTCCAGTTCAGGCCATTTTGAGAGTAAAAACTTACTGGCTACCATACTTTTACCAGCCTGTTCACCTCCTGCCACCAGAATAAACCTTTTATCTGAATATATTATAGGTTTTTGTGCATCAGTGGGGGTATAACCCACCTTTTCAAACACAAATTTAGTAGCTGTTGTAACTTCAGTGGTCATTATTCAATGCCTTTATCTTTTAAAATCCTGTTTGCCTCATCAACAGCTTTTGTCATCACCTCAGAGCTGGGAAGTTTCTTTATTTTTTTCTCTTTTTTCTCTTTTTCCTGTTTTTCTGCCTGTGCAAATGTTTTTATTTCCTCAATAAACTTCATTGCTGTAGTATCCTGCTGCACATGCTCCTGATATTTGTTCGGCTTTGCACCTTTTAGTAAAAATATCAGCAATGCCGGGTTAGATTTGTAATCCCTTTTAAGAAACTGTGTCTTAATCAAACCAAATGCCTCACCTTCCATACGATCACCCCATCTTTCCATGGCTGTTTCCCATTCCATCCTGAAAGTCTCATCATTCTCTTTGTAATAATATACAGTCTTATAAGAAACCTTCGATTTTTTAGCTGATAATGATATATTACCTGACTCTTCTAACAGATTAATAAAGGTTTCTAACTTTTTTGTTGGTTTTTTCTTTGGAATATAACTTTTATCACTCATTTTTGTCAGAAACCTTGCAATATATTTCTAATAGTATTAATATATTACTACAAATTTGCTATTAAGCAAAACGTCAGACCTCCATTGCGTATGTCTGACCTAACAAAAACTGCGTGAAGTATTCACTAAAAAACGTAGCGGGACAAGATAGACATTGTAAAACTTAGGCTACAGGATACAGAACATAAGTGGAATCTGGACTTGTTAAACTGGCAAAGGGTAACACGAAATCTCATTCAGAAGGGGCAACTATCTTTAAAAGAAACTTTTTTACTTCTCACAAAATCCGTGGGGGGTAAGGGGGGACTTATTAAAAGAGAGAAAGAGATTTCTTTTAAAAAGCCCCCCCTAACGCTTTACTTCATAACACACAAATCTTATAATAACCTGGGGCTTGTTCTATTTTCTAAAAATAAAAGAGGTCTGATAACTGTTTTATTCAAGCCCCTACAAACTTTACACCAGCTACACCCTTCCAGAGAAACGCCTTTTTGTTAAAAAATTCTGTCAGGGGTAGGCATAGTCACAAACCCCTTCCCCCAAGCCTTGCCCCCGACGTCGTCGCAAGCTAGCCATCGACTGCAAGGGAAGTGCAGATGGGCGAGTGGGCGATTCTATTTTATTCAGATTCATTTCAAATTCTTTTCAAATCTATTCAAATTTATTTCAAATCTTTTCAATTCTTTTCAACTGTACGCACGTATGCACGTACGTATGTACGCACGTACGCATGTACGCATATCTATATACTTTAATTCGTGGGTACGTGTTCAGGTTGCAACGTTTATACTATTTTTTTATTATTTTATTTCTTTTAATTTTTTATCATTTAACCGCAATTCTACACTTGCAACAAATCGTGTTAAATCATCATTTAATTAATTCTTTTATCCTTCATTAATTGTGTTAGTCTGGTCTAATTGCAAACCAGGCTAATTTATAAAAATATAAAACCTTCAATATAGTTGTGTCATTTTCTAAGTATCATATATAATGTATTTGTAATCATTTATTGATTGCGTTGTTCTTTAAAAATTGAATATTTAGAAGTGGTCACGATTACTTTTTATAAATTGTGTAATTTAAGTTACACAAAAAAAATAAAGGGAATAATAATTATGGCTACAATTCAAACCAAAGTCATTGAAACACCTAAGAAAGTCAAAGAAAGTAATTCTTTATTATTATCGTTAGCTTTGAAAGGTGTTAAGAAAATAGAAAATCAAGTTAAATTAATTTCACATTCTGAAAATTTAAGAAGTGAATTTTTGAATGCTGATGATAAGATTCGTGATTTTCTACAAAGTTTAATCAATACTTGTTTATCATTTAGCATAAGACATCAGGAAGGAATGGATTATAAAAACAATCTATCTCTTCAGGACAATCTAATTAAAGAAGTATCTCTTTTAGGGATCAATTTAGAATGGCTAATTAAAAACAAGAAAACACATATTGAATATCAATTCATTAAGACTATAAATTTATCTGGACATTGGGCAGTAGGAAGAATTATTAATTCAATAATGGATCAATTAACTACACCAAGTGAAAGATTAATAATTGAGATTCCTTATGTTTGGCTTAAACAAGAAAACCTTAAAAGTTTAGGTATTAAATTTATTACAATAATGGATACTGTTAATTACCAGGTTACGAATGATAAAACAGTCGTAAATCCTAAAACTAATAAATTCAGCAAAAATTTCTTTTATCTCAACAATCGTGGTATTCATGTACCGCAAAGTGATGACAGAGATAAGGCTAATGGATATCTAGGAATTGAAGGTTTTAAGTTAACTAAAGAAATGTCTATATATTTAGATAGTGTGTATGACAATAGTTTTAAAGGACATGAGAAAGATATAAATGACTTATATTTAGCTTATGCACCATCAGAAAGACCTGATACACCACCTTCTGAAGATACTAATACTAATACACATAAAACTAAATATATTTGGGAACATAAAGAAATTGATATTGAAGATAAGGATAAAAGTAAAAAATCTGAATTTTACGATATTATTTCTACTCACGATTGGCACGTTAATTATCAAAGTAAATTTGATATGACAACCAAAAACCAAACAAAAGAAGTTGTTACGAATGATGATGACAAAACATCTGATTCTTACATTATAACTAAGTATATTTTTAATTCTAAACAGATTGAAAATAAAACAAATACGAAAGAGTTAAAAAATAGGGATTACTATTCAGTAACAATGTTAAAAAATGCAACGTTTAAAAATGTATCTTCATTAAATAAAGATACAAAATAACAGAACATAGCAATTAATAAAATACCACTTTTAAATATTCAATTTTACCCCTTAAAATTTAGACCTTATATAGACACGTTTAATTTATCTAATTTCTTAAAACTGGCAAATATTATGTATATTATCGGATTTAAAATAAATGAAAAATTACATTATTATTTTATTCATAAAAAATATAAATTAAAAATAAAGAAAATAAAGACAAAAGAAAAGAAACCCATGATTGCAAATTTATAAATTGTGTAATTTAACTTACACAATTTTTTTATTCCTGGAATGAGTGGTTTTTCTCTGTACTTATTCCAGGAATATTTATCAGAATAAAACCAGAGATAAGATAGGAGGTTAGCATGGATATTGAGTTTCAGGTGCAAATGAAAAACGATCCTGTAGATATTCAAATTGTGACTGCGAAAAACAGAAAAGAGTTACAAGAGATTGTCGATCAGTTAGTGCAAGATTGCAAGCACATAGAGAGTATCAAGATAAATGACATGGAAGAGTTTGCAACATCACTTCGTGGCAGGTTCTTAATGAATGAAGTAATCCAATACGGATTGACTGTCATGGAAAGTTTGCCAGACAGAGAGAGACCCGACTCTGATATAAGAGATATAAAGTCTATCAGAGACACAATTTTTAAATGGAAATAGAAGGGCGGTTTGGTAGCAATCAAAGTTAAAATTAAAGGAGGTAATATGCTATTACTCACAAAAGAGTTAGAGAAAAAGTTTGAGAAACAAGGCGACACTTCAATGAACGAGTTAGAAGATACGAAAGTTATCGCTAAGTTTTTTATAACAGGGTCGAATTATACCTGGTTTGCTTTTGATTATAACCCGGAAACTAAAATGTTTTTCGGTTGTGTTCATGGGCAAGAAAAAGAACTAGGTTATTTTTCTCTGGCAGAACTAGAAGAAATAAGAGACCCGATGTTCGGAGTGCTACCTGTTGAAAGAGATAGATATTTCAGTGGTGAACCCGCAATAAATCATAAACATTATTAAAATTAAATTAGGCAAATAAAGGGGGTGATAATTATGCCGAACTTGTGTGAAAATACTGTGTACTTTAGCGTAGACCCAAAGTCTAATGACGAGTTAGGTCAGATAGTAGACGCAGTTAAAAAAGGTAAGAACAAGTTTAGTCTTGACGCCGTTATTCCAATGCCTGAAGTACTTAAAAAGGTAAGCAAAGGCAGTGCAGAAACAATTTACGGAGACAAAACAGATTTGTGGTGGAAGCCTAAAGACGCAATGAATCCGTTTCCAGACAAAGGAGTAGTGCCAGTACCAATACAGATGAGAGAAGAGTGGAAAGAAAAATATGGGGCAGACAATTGGTACGATTGGGCTTACGAAAATTGGGACACAAAATGGGACACTGATCCTAAACAAATCCATGTTGAAGTAGACAGACTGAAAGGTCATAGACCTACAAGTATAACCTATGGCTTTGAAACAGCATGGGGTCCGCCATATTCAGTCTTTAAAAAGCTGAAGAAAATGTTTCCATATGTAGACGTAAAATGGTATGTCTCTATAGAAGGCGGAAGCGAAGGCGAAGGATGGTTAAAATAATTTATCAACACACATTCACTTATTAAAGGAGGTGAGAAAAATGGAAAGTTCTTTCAACATTGGAAGTGGCAAAGTAGTTCCCGGATTCAAATACGATAACTTGAATCAGGCGAGAATATACTGCCCGATACTGACAAAAGGTGACGGAAACGTAGCGATACGTTATCTGGATTGGGACTGTAAAGGCATGGGTAAAGCTATTTATGGTAACTTTGAACAACTTAAAGATAAGAATTACGACAATATCTTTGAGTGTTACTATGAAATAGGCACGATTGACAGCCCAAACCTAGACTTCATAGACGATAGCACAACTGTACGTTGGCTTGAAAGCGTCTATAGAGCTATGCAAAGCGAAAGCTGGAGTCCTTATGGAGAATCGTCAGAACTTATAGAAAACCTAGGTAAAAAGTTAGATATAAAACCTAAAACTACTATGAGTGTTGGCGATATTATCCTTGTAAAAGCAAGTGAAGAGCAGTACAAAAGTAAAACAGACAGATACTTTATTGTTGCCAACACTGGCTTTGAAGAGATAGTAGAAAACGAAGACGGCTCTTTGAAAGCAGTAAAGTTTTTACAAGAATAAATTAAGTTATCAACAGGAGGTAACATGTTAAGTTTTAAAGAATTGTCAGAACACATGTATCATAAGGTGGAGGTAGTAGGGTATGCAGCTCCAGATGACGACTCTAAGTTAGAAATTATAGCATTAGAGTGTAAGTCTAAAGACTGCGATACTAACACTATATATGAAGTAGACAGGGGAGATTTGGTATGGGGTGGTTCTGTTCACGATAAATAATTCTATTAAATCACGTTCAGATTAAAGGAGGTGAGGAAAACATGGACCGGAAACAAGCAGATACTTTTATGAAGAAAAAAGCTAACAGAGATTTGTGGATAATGGAAGCTACAGGAACAATGGATAGCAACCCATACAAATCTAAATACATAAATGGAATGTTGTATGTATGGTGGAAAAAAGATGATGATGAAGGTGAGGCGTACAACGTGACAAATATTCATGGAGAGAGTGACTATGGTTTTGATGTCAAAGATTATGATGATTTAGAAACTATGCTGTCATTAATTAAGAACAAGAGATTTTAATTTATTAACACACATTCACATAATAAAGGGGGTGAGATAGATATGGCAGCAAAGTCAGAGATACAAAAAGAATGGGATAAAGGTAATGTAGTTCCTTATTGGGACAAGAAAATCCATGAAGAGTTAGTAGGTTTTGAAATAATTGGGGCAAGATACATGAA